ATGAAGAAATTTTTATCCCTGGCTCTGGTTTTCTCGATGCTTCTCGCTCTGGCGATGCCCGCCATGGCCGCAGGCGGCGTGTCTCTTGTCAGTGATGCTGATTCCCGGTACATCGAAGTCTCCAACGGATACTCTGGAATCGTAACCTATAGGGACAACAAAAAGACCTACAGCATGGAAGTAACCGGAAACGGCAGATATTTCATCGGCCTGCAGAGGGATTTTACCGGCCAACTCAAACTGGTCGGATCGTATGGCGATGAGGAACCCGAGCGAACCATTATCGGTACGCGCACCGTCAAGACGACGACATTCAAAGGTTATGCCGCGAACCTTACGTTCAGCGCCGAGCAGAAGACCCACAAGGGGCCCAACGCAAACTTTGTGATTGCGGAGATTACCGAGAAGTATACCGTCGTTACCAAAAAGTAAGACGTCTGGAGCGATGGCACTGAGACGCTCAAGTGGAAAAAGAAGAAGACGTATGAGGAAAAGTACTCCGGGAAATCCGAAGCGATGCCCAACGGCAGCGAAAAGAACTACAAGCCCGTCTTTGCGGGCGGTCTCGGCGGATACTCCTTCCAGATCAGCTACAATGGCAACGGCAACAAGTTCACCTGGGAGACAACGTACGAACCGGAGCGTCCGGTGGTCAAGGAAGACAGTGGGATCATCTACTTCTGATGATCAGGAGACGCTTTCGTCTTATGAGGGCGTTAATGAAATAAGGGGCTTCCGGTGGGAGGTCCCTTTTTCGTGTATGTTAGAGGCCTTATTCGTTTTGTCGTACCCACTTTTATCAATAGGCCGGCCTCTGCTCATTTTGAAATAGATTAGGTAGAATAAGTTACGCAAAAAGGGGATGACTCTTTAGACCTTGGATAATTGAGCGAGCGTTCCTGTTTATACCGATGATTTAATGGCTTTCGCCAACGAACGGGCCTCGTCCTTTATGAAATACCGAAGCGGTCTCGACAACGACAGCATTCGGTTTGAATTAGGTGCACGAGAAGCAAATCGCATCTGTGATACAGGATACCCTAAATCACCATGGCGTGCAGAAATGGAGAAAGCCCTCTACAAGGCCATTACAGACAAGATTGAACGACGAGGCTATACTGTGCTGGAGGCCGCACAGAGGCGCACATGGCGCAGCAGAAACGACATTCTATCCACATGGAAGAGTTATCGTCATGAACTTGAAAAACGGTTTGGAATCCGGTACGGAAGGCCGACAACACATCAGAAAGCCGCTTTCAATCTTGAGAGTGATAAATGGATAATCACACAACAACCGCTAAGTGAAGACGCCAGAACAGTGAACCAGTTTCTCGATGCTTGATAATTGATCACAGGGCGTCATCATTGGAGAATGACAACCTATGACTAACACGTTCAGAAAACGCAGGAAGTCTAAACTCAGCAAGGTCTACAACTCAAGGAAAAGGCAACCGAAACGTGTGCGGATGGGCTTACCCGGTGCTTGTCACCGCCGTTCCAAGGTGGTAGAATGGCCTCTAGGCGATGCACGTGAGGCCCTTCAGCGACTGAATAATGAACGCTTTGCCTGTGCCTTGTGCGCGCTCGCCTATGGGAGTCTTGAAAGCTGCACAGCGAATGCACAAAACATGCCACATTCAGCGCGAGATTGGGAGGGCGTTGAAGTGGCAAAGCACAGATTGCGGATTTGTGTTGGGTATCGTAATGACGGAGAACCAATTGTGAAGCACATTAGTGGCGACAGTGAGTTCGATTTGGCTGACAAAGTGGTGAAGGAATATGTCAAGTCCGGTCGCATTGCTGAATTTCTCGAAGGCGCGAGTGCTCAGGTAGGTAACTGTTCCGTGAGCTTTAAGGATTACACCCTGAAATGGTATTCAACCTACAAAGCACCAAAGCTCAAGCCGACTACTGCTAGCGAAGCATTCCACTTGACCCGGAACTGTGGAAGCTTCTACAACCGGCAATGACTACCGGCTACGTGATAGGTGGCAAAAAACCTATTACCAAGATGGTCTATGTCCGCACAATGGAACGGATAGGGCGTAAGATTGACTTGCACGGCGCGACGGCTCACGCCTTCCGGCACAGCTACGCGACGTTGCTCAACGCAACAGGCGCTTCCCCGAAGACAATTCAGGGCATAATCGGTCATGCGGACATCAGTACCACCATGAACCGATATGTGCACAGCGTCAAGGAACAAGAGGTTGAAGCAGTCATGAAGGTTAGCCGGAAGCTTGTCGGGTAAGTTTAGTCACACTAAACCGGAAGTGCTACGATATTGAACAAGTCGTTCATTTTGTGCAGAAAAAACGCATTGGCGACACTCGTACTTCTCTTGCCATGCTGCTTTTCAGCAGAAATTTGAGCGAGTTGAACATAAAAAACAGCGCATCCATCGTGTGAAACGCACTGTTTTTCGTGGTAGCGGCGGTGCGCTGCATATATTTCCTACGATTTTATTTTCGTTTGAGCATCAGGAATAATGAATAGAAGTCCACACCTAATCATCGGGCTTTACATCTTCGACAAAAAGTATATACTGGAAAAAAAGGGGGTGTATGTATGCAACAAGAGTATAAATACATGTCAGACGTTGAATTGGATCGCGTCCTTCGACAATTTATTCAGGACATTGAAGACGTTGAGCAGCTAATAACCTCGCTTTCGTCAACGGATAGGTTTGAGCGCGCCAACGGCATTAAGCGAATCCAAAACGGATATGCTCGGATCAAGGAAAATCTCAAAGAAGCAAGCCACTATACAAGCTTAGTTCGAAATGAGAATAGAGCGAATTTTTTCTATACTTGGAGCTTTAGAAAAGCCGTGAGCGGCGCATCTGTACATTGTAGGGCGAAAGCGAACGAGAGTAATATTAATGTAATTTTCAACTCGCTGTATGAAGCGGAAACGGATTTGCGGTACTATCTATTAAAGAATTATCAAGCTTAAGAGTAAGCGGGGCTTTTCAGCCCCGCATAGGTGCATTATCGGTTTGGGACGATCATTACCAGCCCGTTGGGAGGCGCGCAGAGGTTGACAAACCGGCAGGAGCGATAGATGAAAACGCGGACGTCCGGGTGTTCTGGCAATTGCACCGCTTTTACGGGGCTGCGACACTTACTCACGCTCTCCTTCCGGCTGTGTTGGCCGCTGGTGCGGTTACGGTCAAACTCGATAATAGCCACGGTGAACCTCCTTCTTGTGCCTTGCCCGTTCCTGCCGCTTGCCTGCCGCTACGCCCATTATAAAGGCGCATCCTATCACAATCCGGCGCCCCTCTGTGTTCAGCCACGGAACCAAATTCGTGAGGTTGTCGCCGGCCTCCAGTACCTCCAGCGCACTTCCGTAGTCGAGGGCATTCCGCAGGGCCTTCGCCTCGTCCTTGCGCATGTTCATGCCCTCCCTTCCAGTTCACACTCCCTGCGCTCGGTCAGCTTCACGCAGGGCAACGCCTCGCGCACAATCCAGGTCATCACGTCGGCTTCGGTCATGGCACACTTGCGGGCGATGTCCTTGATCTGGTCGGACAGGCTCGAATCAGTGATGGACAAATAGGTCAAGTTCTCATCGGGCTGCTCCATATCCTCATCTTCTTCACCATCGACGATCGCCCTAAAGTCGTGCTTCAAGGTATCGATCATTTCCTCGTCGAAGTCTCCGCGCATGAACGAAGTGCTGCCATACCGGGGCGCGCCTTCTTCAAAGGCAATCAACAGGAAAGCGGTGCAGTCGGTTTCTATGATCTTGCCGTTGTCGTTGACCGTGACCTTAATCATGTGGGGTACCTCCTTCAATCAATTCATCTTCGGTTGAAAGAGGCCGCGCTTCATGGTATAATGGATTTACCGTGAGGCTCGGCCTCTGGTGCTTGAAGCAGTCGTGACTTGTTCAGGGTGGCGGCTGCTTCATTTCTGTTTCAGGGCCTTCTGGTACATCTCGTCGATTCCCTGCCGGATCACTTCGGCCTTGGTGAGGCCCAGCACCTTTGCACAGTATTCCAGCTTTTTCGCCTCTTCGTCGGACAATCTGATTCTTGCCTGATTTACCTTTGGATCATCGGTCGGTCGGCCAGTTCGTGGTGACATTTTTTACCTCCTTCCTGATATTGGATACACATATTATAAATTATGGATACACATTAGTCAATGATGTTTTTGCGATTTAACATTCGAATTTTGCGTAACGATTGACAAACAACAAATATAATAATATCATATAGTTAACATTACAAAGGAGGAATGAATATGTTGAAGACTGAAATCGAACGGATACGGTATGAAGCTACCTTTGCTAAGAACTTGCCGGACGACTGGAAAGACTTGTTCTCAAGAACCTATGAATTGCTTGTCGAGCAGATCAAGGAAGATGCAAGAAAGGATCCGGGCAGCAGAAGTCTTTCATACTCAGTCGCAAATTTGCCCAAATCATTGGTGGGCGATAAAGGGTTTGAATACCCAGGCATTCAAACCCTTCTAGCGAGGAAGTTAACTAAGGAAGGCCTTCCCTCCACCTACGACGGCAGGACACTGACGGTAAAGTTTGCGGACCTCCCCGAGTACGTGGATATCTTCTCGTGCTCGAACCCTTCATAGAATGATATCGCCCCCGTGCGCCCTAAGTTTTACTTAGTCCGTGTGGGGGTGTCGCTTATGCGCGGTTCCGCTCCAACCTTCACAGCGCCGCACCCCTCATTTGATATGAGGGCGATAAAGGGTGTCGGTTGAAACTACCCCCATAATATCGTCGTTTCAATCGACGGAAAGGGGGTCACTTCAAGTGACGCCCTTTGCCCTAGATTCAATCTAGGGTTTTGCCGGCCGCGATTCAGCGAATGGTAAGGGTGTGCGCTCAATACATCCCCTTCGCTCGCCTCCGCTCCACGATACCCTGCGTTCTGCGCAGAGAATGGGTGTGCGTTCAACGCTAGAGAAGGCCGGTGTTTCGCTCGTATAGCTCCAGCAGCCGCTTATCGTCTCCGTTCTTTATTGCGGTAATCAGCTCGTTCATTACTTCCTCCTGCGTACATGAAAGCGCTGCCTACGCCTCGTAAGGCAATATGTCTTCGTTCTTTGGCGTGGTTGTGCGTACTGCAAAGAGCTTCAAATCATCCTTGTAGCCCTCGTAAGCATCCACGCGCTTGATCTCATACCAAGCGCCCTTGTAGACGATACGCATGAGCGCGGTTATGTCTTCCCGCCAGTTGACTATGAAAACTGCTTCTTCCCTCGTGCCGTGAACTTGAGCGTTGTAGTATTCCTCTGTGCTCATATCACGCATATAGGCCCAAACTTGCCCCGGATGGATTGGCCTATACTTGTATTGCGGGAAACCACCTGCGGTAGTGCTTCCTATTGTCCGGTAGATGGTTATTTTCTTATCCTTCAAAGGCTTCATTACGTTCGCCCTCCCTCAAGCGTGCAGGAACTCGTTATAGTGCTCGTACAGGCCCACATAGGCGTCCAGAAGGCTTGCGGCGCCGTCTATGCGCTGTTTAGCCGCCTGCGCCTTTACGGGCACGATGTTGCCGTTACGGTCCGTCTGGATGCCTGTATTCGTCAAGCACCATTTCAGGATCGGGTGGTTGTTGTAGTTGATCTTCTTCGCGGTCAGGTCCGCGCCCATCATCTGCATGGGCAAGGAAAGCGTCTTCGCACCCTGGATGCAGCGCACCATATTGAAGCCGTGCCCCTGCATTTCGTCCACCCAATACCGCGCTGAATAGCTGTCGTAGTAAATCCAGGCGGGCGTGATGCCGTGCTCGTTGACCATTTCCAGGAACCAGGCTGTCACGTCGCTGTAATTTATCGTGTTGCCCCGGCACAGGCGCAGGAGGCCGCGCTCATACCACTTGTCGTAGGGAATCTTGTCCTGCTGCACGCGCTCCTGGAAACTGTCCTGTGGCAGCCAGTACATCTGCGTTACGAACCGCTCCTCTGTCGCCTTGTCGATCATGAGCAGCGTTGCACAGGTCAAGTCTGTGGTGATGGACAGGTCCGCGCCGCCGATCGCCCAGCAGCCCCGGAAGCGGGACAGGTCGAAGGTCTTCTCGTTGTTGATCGCATCGAAGGATAACCACGCGCTGGTCACGGTTCCCCGGATGTTGAAGTCTTTGCACAGTATGCCGGACAGGTCTTTGGGGCTGTTCTTAGCGCGCTCTACCTTTTCGGCCAGGTCGGAAACCTTTTTGATTTTCCCGATGCCGGGGTTTGCCTTTTCCCACATGGCCGGATCGGTCCATTCCTCCCGGCTGTCCAGCTCGTAGATGATGGGCAGGAAAGTATCGTCTTTGAACATGCCGTCTACGATGCCGCAAGCATAGGCATACATATCGTCGAAGATGCACTCGCGGACCGTACCGGCGGTACAGATTGCGATCCTTGACGCCGTGCAGCTCGTCTATGATGACACAATGAGCATTCAGGCCGTCCAGCGTATCGGCGTTCTTGCCCAGCGCCTGGAACTTTCCCATCCCCAGCGGGAAGTACAGGTCAGTCTTGCGCTTCTTCACGAACTGGTTCAGCTCCGGGCTTTGCCGGACCATGTTGTGGGTTTCGTCAAAGATGATGCGCGCCTGATCCCTTTTCGTCGCGGTGGAATAGACTTCCGCGCCAGCCTCACCGTCTGCGATCAGCATGTACAGCGCAATCCCGGCCAGCATGGTGCTCTTGCCGTTCTTCCGGGCCACCATGAACAAGGTTTCTTTGAAGCGACGCAGGCCGGTATCCTTATGAACGAATCCGAACAGTGCTGCGATGAAAGCCTTCTGGAACAACTCTAGCTTCACAGGTTGCCCCGCCCATTCGCCCTTGGAGTGCTTACAGAAGCGCTCGATAAACTCGATAGGCCGGGCAGCGCGCGCCTCGTTGAAGACATACTCGCCGGGGTTTTCGATTTCAGAAACAAGGCGAGCGTACACTTTACGCACGCGCTGGGGCACCCGAACCGCGCCGGTGTTAATCGCGCTCCAGTATTCGAGAATCGGGTTCATGCCTGCTTGATGAAGTCGTACAGCGCGCTGCCGGCGTTCGCCTGCGCGGCTTTTGGCAGCAGATCGGTGAACTGCTTGCAGATCGCGCCGTAACGCTGCACGGTCGTATTGTAGCTCTTTAGTGCGCCGGCTCCTTCCACCGGCCCCATCTCGTCTATGGACGCCTTGAGCACCTCCAGCGTGCGCGACATGAACGCGATCTCGCCGGCCAACTTCTCGGCCATCAACTTCCGATCGTCAGGAACCAGCAGAATCATCTTTTTGAGCCGCATATCAGCAGATGTACCGCCAGTTTTGCGTACCGCCATCGTAAGTTCCCCATCCGGTTCCCCGGCCCCTTATCGATCGAGCGAGACCGGGGGGTCTTGAATCAAATTTCCGTCCGGGTCGAACCTCAATCCCGGCGCTGTCGCGTCGCTGCCCAAATGCTCGATGTTGTGACAGTCGAGGCAAAGCGCCTCAAGGTTCGCCCAATCGAGAGTAACCGCCAAATCGCCAATATTTTCGGGGTTTATGTGCATTTTATGGTGGACTATGCGCGCAAGCCCGCCGCATCGTTCACAAACGAAATGTTGGCTTGCCATATACGCCGCTTGCGTATCGCGCCACGCCCGACTACGGTAGAACCCGCGCGCATAATCCTTTGCCATAGCCCTTTACCCCTTGCTGTTAATCGTCCGCGCCCTGATCGTCAGCACCTTAAGGATGCCATCGATCGCGCGCTGGAGTCGTTCCGCTTCGGACTGTTCGGCGTGATACCACAACGTCAGCAGGAACTTCGCGGCTGTTTCCGCCAGCGGGTCGCATAACTGCGCTTCTGCGGTCATACCGGTGGTTTCCTCGATGTACTCCGGGATCGCGTCAAGCAATCCCAGAATCACCGTGTCGTTGTCAGGGCTGTCCAGCCGAAGCCAATCCCGCGCCTTGTCAAGGGTCAGCACTTCCGTCACGATCGGCTTGCAGTCCGCGATCGCCATCGCGCGGTAGTCGATCAGGCCGCTGCGGAAGCTGGATTCGCGGGAAACCTCAACGGCGATGCCCTCGGCCAGGTTGTACCCCATGTACTGGAAGTTGCCGAAGAAGGCGTTGTCGTCCGCGATGTTGTCATCCACCACAACGTCGAAGCCCAGAATCTTACCGATGTTCTCGGCCTTCGGGTCGGCGATGAAGATGGGCCGCTTGTTCTCATCCACAAGGCCGTAGAAGCGGTTGTACAGCGTGGCGTTGTTCATGGCCCACTTGGCGCCGTTGGCGTATCCACGCTTGAGTTTGGCCACTGTGGCCACCACATCGGCGTAGGTCAGGCCGTCCGCCTCGGTGAAGGTCTGCGTGTTGCCGCTGTTCCAGGTGATGCCGGTCGCCAGGCCGGTGCCCTGCGCGCTGCCGGTGCCGTTCACCAGAGCGTCGGCGATGCACGCCATGACGCAGTTGGTCAGCTCGTCCACGATGTAGCTCTCGAACGCCGCGATGCTCATACGCTTGGCCGCCGCGCTGATGGAGAACACCTTGATGATTTCGTAGCCATTGAAGGACACGGACGCGATGCTGGGCTTTTCACTCTCAACGTTCGCGCCCTCGGTGTGCCAGGCGGCTTTGTTACCGGGCGTGCCCACAGGGATGCTGATCTTGGTCGGCATATTGAACGCACGGCAGACGCCCATCAGGCCGCCCATCGTGCGGGCTTTGCTGATGACTTCGTTCAGCGTAGCGGTCGGCAGAACCGCCGCCGCGTCAGTCACAGTGGAGAAGGCGTCAGCGCGCTGCTCACCCATAGCGCGGGTATAGGCGGCTTCCTCAAAGCTGTTAAGCTTCTGGCCCAGCAGCTTTTTGAAGAAGGCGCTGCGGTACTCGGCGCTGGCCAGCACGTCGCCGTCGGTCGCTTCGGAGCTGGCGCGGCGCTCAAAGCCCATGCCGGTGATGGGGTTGAAAGTGCTGCGCTGCTGCTGGTCCTGCGCGCCCTGCTTGTCCTGGATGTTTTGCTTCGCCTGCTGAAGGCCGGCGATCTCGATGTTCAGCGACGTAATGTCGGCGTTCGGGTCGGTCTCGATGATCCCCTTGATCTCGGCGGCGCGGCGCTCGATTTCCTCAAGGCTGGCTTCACGGTAGTGGTTGAAGGCTTCCGCGATGGTATTGAACTTCATGGTTTTATCCCTCTCTCATCAGAATCTTGTTGCAGGCAATGATCGCCTGCGCTCTTTGGGTATCGGCCTCCTGCATGGCTGCGCGGGCTTCCACGCTGGCCTGCGGGTACGCCGGGAACGGTACGATGGAGCACTCAAGCACCTTCTCGATCTTGAAGATTTCACGGAGGCGCTTGGTTGCGTCGTACCGATCGCCGCCCGGCGGAACCTTGAAGGCGAAGGACATGCCGGAAAGATCGCCGCGCGATACTGCCGTATACACGCTTCTGGCGTCTTCGGTGTCGGGCAGCGTCGCCGTCATTTCAAGCCCTGCCGGGCTGACGGTAAGCTGCATCGTCTTGGGTGTCCGGGCAAGCGGTACGCGGTTCGTGTCGTGGTTGTACATCAGCCGCACGTCGCTTAGGTCCGCGCCATCCAGCGCGCCCCGCCGTATAACCTCGGTGAACGGTCCACCCGGACCGTTGATCGTGGTCGGCTGCTCGTACACGATTGGCGTTCCGCATATCATAAGGCCCGCCCCTGCCGGGGTCTCGGCTCTTACTTCACAGGTTCGAATCTCTTTCATACAGCTCAGCCTCCAGTTGGTAAATGATTTCCTCAATGCGGCTGCGTTTCGGCGGTAGGTCGGCACGATGCGCTTCCAGCGCGTCGTCCATCTCGACCGGGTACAGCTGCACCGCGATTCGGTGGCCATCAGGCTTCTTGATAACCAGCGTCATGCCGCCGTACTGCGGGATCTTGTGATCGTCACTGTAGTAGCAAACTCCAAAGGTTTGAGCGCTCTCGATCATTGCCCCGGTCAAATCGTTCTCGATCTCCTTCAGATCGTTAATCTTCTGCCACGCCAGGGCGTCCAGATCCAGGCCATTAACTCCCTTGTCGGTCGTCATTGCTTCCCATCTCCCAATTGATACTGATCGGCTTTATCAGCAGAAACCATATTCAGAGACACAAGGCGCTTGTCGCCGTCTTGCACAGCGGGCAGGTTCAGAATTTCAAGCGCCTGGTTGATCGACAGCAGGCCGTAGGGCATAAGCTGCGCGATCAGGTTTACCTTTCGAAAGCCTGTTCACGGTCGTTGAAGATTTTCCGGGTAAACTCCAGGCTCATTTGCACCGCGATCGGTTCCAGCGTCGATTCGTAGAACGCCGCCCATTCGTCTTCGGTGTAGGAGCTGTTCACGATCTTTTCCGAAATACCCAGGTAGTCGTAGATTTTCGTCTTGACCGCTGCCATCTGCTTATCGTCAATGACCGCCGGATTCGTCGTAATGGGCACGTATTCGGTCTTCTGGTCCGTGGCCACCACGCCGCCATCGTTGGCGATGGTCAGATAGTCCGCGATGAAGCGTTCCTTTTCTTCTTTGAGCTTTTCCGGGGCCATAATCTGCGTGAACTTCAAGATGCCGCGGATGTTTGCCCCGGCTTTGATGCCGCTGATAATGCCCTCGTTCTGCGTATGGGCCAGCTCCAGCGCTGCCGTCAAGGCGTCGTTTGAATCGCCCAGCAGGTCATTGTCGTTGAAGTTGCGCCGCAGGTGAATCACGTCCGCATAGGGCAGCGTCACTTCTTGACCGCTGGCGAAGCGAAACCGGCAGTACAGCGCGCCCGCCTGGTCGGCGATAAATTCCACATTCGACGGTCGAAGCGGGTATATCGCCGCGATCTCGCCCCGAACGCCGCGCGCCAGATAGGCAAAGGCGTTGTTGTACAGGTACAGATGCGTTACCAGCTTGTACAGCAGGTCGTAGGCGCTCATGTAGGGGTTGGGCTGCACTTGCAGCAGCCGGTTCAGCCTGCCGCCCTCGTAGGCCGTCGTGTGGCCGCCGTCGCGGATCACATGCGAGCCTTTCAGCTTGGCCGTGTTGCGCGCGATCGCGTCCACCGCGCCCCGGTAGATGTCGTTTCCGTAGGCGTCGCCGCTCCAGGCCGTGAAGTACGCCGTAGGGCCGCCCAGCACTTCGGCGCGCTGCGTGACCACCGGCGCGGGTGCTCGCTTGAAAATCCTCTGAAAAATGTTCATCTACTCACCGCCTCAAGGCGTCCATTCCGCCATATTGTCGTGCTCGGTTTTATCGTCGGGTTCTGACTGCAATGACCTGATCTCCGCTATGTTGTACATCTCCGGGGCACAGCCAGGAACCGTTATCGTGAG